AGGACTTGCCGCAGAACCTTGCCCAGCCGCGCTTCACGTCGGCAGTGCGGGCCTGGAATGTCGCGCCGCAGTTCTTGCAAATGCGCTGAATCATGGCTGCCATGGCTTCCTCCTGGGAGGGAATTAGGAGCGAACGCCGGCGCTGCCCGGGTGCGTCAGGTCTGGCTGATCAAGCCCCTCGACTCGTTCGCTGTTCTGGTCACTCGGCGTACTCGATGAATTCGCCGTCGGCGCTCAGCTGATACCAAGTGTCCGGCTCGACGCCGTTCTCGCCGACCTTGCTGGCGCGGATGTGGATGAGGCGGCCTTCGTCGTCGCGATGGCAGAGGACGATGGCGCCACCTGCGGATGCGCGGGCGCGACCTTCGATGCCGAGGGAGGCGGCAACAGACTCCTGACCGCTCACCTCGGCTGCCGAGCAGTCGCCGGTGTTGCTGGCTGCCGAGCGGTAGCCGGTGTTGCTGGCTGCCGAGCGGTAGCCGGTGTTGCTGGCTGCCGACTGGTTGCCGGTGTTGCTGGCTGCCGACTGGTTGCCGGTGTTGCTGGCTGCCGAGCAGTCGCCGGTGTTGCTGGCTGCCGAGCGGTAGCCGGTGTTGCTGGCTGCCGACTGGTTGCCGGTGTTGCTGGCTGCCGAGCAGTCGCCGGTGTTGCTGGCTGCCGAGCAGTCGCCGGTGTTGCTGGCTGCCGACTGGTTGCCGGTGTTGCTGGCTGCCGAGCGGTAGCCGGTGTTGCTGGCTGCCGAGCAGTCGCCGGTGTTGCTGGCTGCCGAGCGGTAGCCGGTGTTGCTGGCTGCCGACTGGTTGCCGGTGTTGCTGGCTGCCGAGCGGTAGCCGGTGTTGCTGGCTGCCGACTGGTTGCCGGTGTTGCTGGCTGCCGAGCAGTCGCCGGTGTTGCTGGCTGCCGAGTAGTCGCCGGTGTTGCTGGCTGCCGAGCGGTAGCCGGTGTTGCTGGCTGCCGAGTAGTCGCCGGTGTTGCTGGCTGCCGAGTAGTCGCCGGTGTTGCTGGCTGCCGAGTAGTCGCCGGTGTTGCTGGCTGTGCCGTTTACCACGGTCTGTTCAATCGACTTATCCAGTCGACCCATGATCCAGTCGATGGCGCGCGAGATCATGGTCGGCATGCTGATCTCTGCCTCAACCACCAGGGTTGCGCTTGCTATCTTGCTGTCGTCATCGTGGCGGCTCAGTTGCCCTGATGCCTTCACGACCGCGAACCGGCTCTGGCCAGGCGCGTAGTAGCCGAACACGTCGAGCGGAAATTCACACGAGTGGAATCCAGAGGCGCAGGCCTCAACAGGCCCTTCGTGTTTGTAGGTGCCGCCGATCTCGAACTGGTAGCCGCGGCAGGTCAGATCCTGATTGAAGCCCTTAAATGAGGTAACGACCTCTTCTTTTGCAGGTGCGCGATTAGGCATTCTTGCCTCCAAATGCATGAATGTTTTTCTTGGCCTCTTGATATGCAGCTGAGGCTTGCTCAGGGGTGTCGAAATAACCCAGGAATCGTCGGCGTCCGTTTATCCCGATGCCTGCTTGCCATCGGCCTCGACGCTTATCGAATGCGGCACCGATAAAACCCGATCCGTCGCAGTGAGCCCTGACGTTCTGGCAGTTTTCTGCGTTTGTGCATTCGCGAAGATTGGAGAGCCTGTTGTCAGATCGATCCCCGTTGATATGGTCGATCTGGTCGTTGGGCCATCGTCCGTGTACGTACAGCCAAGCGAGGCGATGCAGAAGGTATGCGCGCCCATCAACTCGCGCTGTTAGGTATCCGCATCCATGTCGAGAAGTTGCTTCATGCCCAGCTCTCTTACCCTTAAGCCACGTAAACACCCCGCTTTCCGGTGAGTACTCCATCAGCGAGCGCAATCGCTCCGCTGTCAGTACGTTTTTACTGGTCATGATGCGTTCCTTTTGAGTGCGAATGCCCTTGGCCGAGGGCTGGTGCGCGCTTTCGGCTGCCGGCGATGCGTCGGCATGCGAAAGAGGGCGAAAGAGAAAGCCCGTGCGGTGTCACGGGCTTTCGGCGCGGTTGTGTGGATTGTTGGCGGGAAGCGATGCACCGGGTTGCACTAGCTCCCCGGTGATACATCGCCCGAACCAGTGCCTACGCATCGGCTTTCCGGTGGATCGGGTAGGCAATCCGTATTGCGCTGACTCCGGCGGCGCAAACGAAAGCAACACCCCGATCAGGATGACTAGAAGCATGTCGATTCCTTGGCGAAAAATGCCCGGACTTGCCGGGCTAATGAGGGGTAGGGTGGGGATGGCCGGTTGCTCAGCCGACGCGCAGTCGCAGGAGTATCATGGCCGTAGCAAGGCCCTGCGCATTCACCCCCATTGAAGGGTGGCGTCCTTGCCGGGGAGTCAGTCTTCGTCGACCGGAAGGATCATCGCGCACCAGCCGTTCTTGGCGTTTCGCTCAAGCCATGCGCTGGCGGCATCGGAGCTTTCGAAGACGCGGTTTTCCATGCCGTCTTCGTCTTGCAGGATGTTCCAGTCTTCCGGGTAGTTCGGGTCTGCATCCATGATGATCAGTGCGGGCATGCTCTCGCCTCCAGTGTGTGTATGCGCAAGGGCGCGTTAGGCGAATGACGCCTTGGTAAGTGCGGTTTTCTTCTTGTTCAGAGATTCCTGACGTTTATCAAGATCGGCTTCCTGCCTTTCGATTCGACGCCAGCCTTCTTCAATTGCTTTTTCCTTGCTGGGAAATATCTCGTCGAGTCGGTAGACCTTTTTCGAAGCTGTCTCGTCGCCGTAGTGGTCACTCCATGCTACGTATGGCTTAACCAGCTCGACCTCTTTCGGCTTGAAGCTCGGCTGAAGCACCCATGCTTTGTATGGGTAGGTACGTTGGTTCATCTTTTTCTCCTGATTGGCGGAGCCATGGGGGAGCGTCCTGCGGGGAGAATCGAACTCCCTGTGACCAGTACAGGCGGAACCGCCGGGCAAGGGTCGGCCCTTTATGGGGTACGCAGCGCTACGTCTAGCCCTACCTGATGCAACAAGACGCTCCCCTCCTGACTCCAAGGTTCGATGCCCGATCAGTCGTCGCTCTCTGGGTTCAATAGGGCGTTAAGCTGGTCCGGGTTCGGCTTGCTCCAGTTGGTGATCTGGCCGGTCTCGATGTTGATGTTCAGGATCAGGTAGTCGCCGTAGTGCTGGCCTGGGAAGAAGTCGGGCACGTAGCCTTCGTAGTCGCCTACCTTGTCGCCCTCGACGTCGAAGACATCGGCCTGGAATCTGTCGCAGACCTTGATGTGAAGTCGCACTTCGGTCACGTCGACCTGGACAGTCTTCTGCTGGTTGATCTTCATGGTGTCTCCTCGTTGTTGGTCACATCCCGCAGCCAGCTCTGGGGGACTGGCTGAAGTGATGCTTTCCCGCCGCGCTCAGCAATCTGGCGTCTTGCGCGGCGTATATCTCGGTTTGTTCCTCCGGCCACGGTCTCTCCCTGCCGGAAAACTCGTCTTGGCGCTTTACGCTGCACGCCCGGGAGAGTTGCCATCCCTCTGGACTGTTGAGGCCAGTCCATCGCTGCCTTGGGTAGAGCTAAAGAGCTTCCGGCTTCGCCGAGGCATCTCTGCCTTGCCAGCGCGGTGGATTGCGTGGCGTGAGCTAAATATCAACCAGTGGTTGTTTTATGTCAACAACCAGAAGTTGATATTTCGCATATCAGTTGATATCCGGTTGATTTTCTAAGGGAAAAATTTTCTACGCGGCCCGCTTGCAAAGAGCCTGAGAGAAGAAATACTGTATATGCATACAGCAACAGGAGGTTGATATGGCAAAGCAAGCGAAGAGGCAGGAACCCCGCGCACCGAGTAGCTACGAGGTCCTAGTGGCGAGGCTTCAGCGGCTGATCAGCTCGCCGCCAGTGCAGCGGGCGCGAGCGGTGACAATCCGCAAGCTGGAAGAGGAGGCGCAGGAAGACTGGGAGCGGCTGCTGGAAGAGATGCGCTCAAACGATGGGCTGGAGATCGAGGATGGGGAGGAGGGCGCTGTCACCATCCGGTGGCAGGTGGACGAGAGCGCCTGGTAGGGGACCAGAAACGAAAAGCCCCGCAGTGCGGGGCTTAGCTATCACATTTGAGCGGGTCGGTTTCCCAGCGCTTCGCCATCACCTCAAACTCTTGAAACAAGGTGTTTCGGTTGTTTTGGCGGCGAAGCTCCATGATAAACGGCCTCATGGCAGCCCAGTCTCTGACGACTTGGCTATAGACGGCACGCTTATAAATGGATTCGTCGAGGGCTCCTTCACGAATTCCGAGCGCAATGAATTCATAGTTATTGATGATGGCGAGGATGTGACTGCGATCCTGGTCCTGGGCCTTGTCTTTCGTCGCCAGGGAGGTGAAATCGCCACCATTGCTATGGATATTGCCAACCGCTTTTTTTGATTCGATCAGATTCTGATCAGTCCGCTGAGTCAGCAGAAGGTCAATTGTTGCCCTCTGTCTCGCAATCTTCTCGTTGTTTTCAATCGCCTGCCTGGACAGCTTGGCGTTATGATCGATTGACCGGCGAGACAGCAATCCATTGACGTAGATTGTGACGACGGCGGCTACTGCACCAAGCAGAATCACCGCCGTCTGAATCCAAAAGCCTATTGATTCGCCAAGAATCATGGCTCCTTCCTGAGCCGATGACGCCTCCATTCAGTAGTCTTCCCATCCATCGTTGAGAGTTCTTTTCATGGCACGATCCCTTGGTTGTTGATAGTTTTTTGACGCCACTGTCTCGTGGCTTGGTTGATTTATACCATATGGAGCAGAGGACTGTCGTGACAGGCGGGCGTGACGGATCTGCTATTCGTCGCCTACCTTGCCCTCTCCGCCTTAGCTTAGACAGCTTTTGGTGCGAGAAGATCACCCGATGAACCGCCGGTAGCTACAGATCCCCGCCGCGCCAAACAATCTGGCCCATCAGCGACATTGGCTCGTCATCCTCGTCCAGCCATTGGTCCGGGAATTCGCGCTTGTCGAGGTTGTCGCTGATCAGGCCCCACTGATTCACAGCGCTCGCATGCGAAAGGCGCTTGATGATCACGCCGTCGGCGCCGTTGAGGGCGAATATTTTGTTGTGGGCGGGCTCTTTCTGGGCCTTGTTCAGCAGTACCACGTCGCCGCTGTTGATCGTTGGGTACATGCTGTCGCCGTCTGCATAGAAGGCTTCCAGGTACTTTGCATTCAAGCCCCTAGCCTTGATCCAGGAGCGCTTGAACGCCAGATGCCCCTTTACTTCGACGTAGGGGTTCTCGTAGCCGCGGCCCATTGCCCCCTTAGCACTCTTCAGCGGGACGTGGACGTATTCGTCATCGGATGAGTCAGCCGAAGGTTCTGGCTCTGGCTTCGCCTGGTCCGACTCACGCATTTCGCCCAGGCCATATTCCAGCCATTCGACGCGAACACCCAGCCAGCGCGCTAGCAGTTCCATGTTGTCACGCTCTGGGATCGATGCGCCGGTCAACCATTTGTGAGTGGCCTGCTTCTTCGCTCTAGCCCCTAGCTTCTCCAGCGCGCCGTGCAAATCGACATTGCGGCCGCGCTCCCGCCTGATCTCAGGCATTTCGTCCAGCGCTCTATTCAGGCGCGCCGCGAAGGCGTCCCGTATCTCTTGAGTCTCAACCATTGGTTGATGCTTGCACAGAACTTGCGCAACAGTCAGTTGATCATTAATATCAACCGTAAGTTGATGAGCGAGGCTCAATATGGAAACTCCATTCACCTGCAGAGAAGGCTCTGTTGCAGAGGCTGTAGACCTCGCCGGGGGCGCAATTGCCGTTGCCAAAGCGTGCGGCAAGAGCCGCCAGGCGGTGGACAAATGGATCCGCAGCGACCAGCTCCCCCGCACCGAATACACCGGCGAAACGCGCTACGCCGAGGTGATTTCCGAACTGGCTCTGGCCCGCGGAAAGCACCTCGATCCGGTCGCGCTTCGCGCCAATGCATCCCCAAAAAAATCAGCCGCATAGGAGACCTCCATGGATACCCAGGAACTCAAGGTCCAGGTCTTGGCTGACCTCAGTGACTTCGAACAGAAGATCAGCCGAACCCTGGAGCGCCTACCGCTTGAGCTTCGCGACGAGTTCCTGGGCGGCCTTCAGCGCTTTCTCTTTGATAGCCGTCTGTGCCTCGTCCGAATCGATGAGCTCCTGGACGAGGGCGTCACGGGTGAAGGAAGCGCTGCATCCAGTGCAGGTGAAAAGCTCGTTTTCCGAGTCAGCTTCACCGGACTTGACGATCTGTGTGCTTCCGCACTGCGGGCAGCTGATGGTGAGGGTGCCTAACGGAGTTATGGACATCGGAACCTCCTGGTTCGCTGTGTTGTGTAGGAGCTTCAGAGCCTACCAGCGAGGTTCCGACCTTTACAGCGGCCCCGAGTGGGGCTGGAAGACGAAACCAATCGCATAGGAGACCTGTGCATGTACGACAACCCCAGCCACCTGAAGGACCGGGAGATCAAGCTGCGCGTCGACGAGACCACGTATGAGCTCATCGGTGCCCTGGCTCGGTTCCATCGCACCCAGAAAGCAGTGCTCGTCCGCGACCTGGTGGAAGCCGCCCTGGAACGCCTGGCAGAGAACGATAGCGAACAGCAGACCGTGGCCTGAAGGCCCTGAGAGGGGCCTATGGCACACATCAGCACGACGATCAGCCCAAAGGCCTACGAGGGCCTGGTGAGGCTGGCGAAAGAGAAAGGGCTTACCCCTGAAGAGGCCCTGGCGGAATTCCTGGAGCAGCAGCTCGCGAGGAAGACGAAGCCGAACAACACCAGGGGAACCGTCCAGCCATTTCGGCGCAGGGACTGAAGAGGGACTCATGAGAGCACGCCAACGCCTCACCGCTGAAGACTACGCCGCCATGGCGGTCGCTGCTGAAGAGCTGGCGGAACGGAGCGTTGGCGTTCGGAAGGAAATGAACAAGGCCCTGAGCGAGCGCTACAGGGCCTTGTCGGTGCGTGGCTCGGTGGTAGCCGAGAAACGCGTGGAAATGCAACTGACACAGGAAGCATAACCCATGAATTACGGGTTCATCTACTACGCGGGGGATTACCATGGCTAGAGCACGCAATATCAAGCCTGGATTCTTCGCGAACGAAAACCTTGCTGAGTGCGATCCGCTTGCTCGCCTTCTCTTCGCTGGGCTCTGGTGCCTTGCAGACAGAGAAGGAAGATTGGAAGACCGGCCAAAGCGCATTCGTGCAGAGATCCTTCCTTACGACTCCTGCGATGCAGAAGAGCTTCTGAACCAACTTTCCAGGCATGGGTTCATTACTCGCTATGAGGTTGAATCGCAGAAGCTGATTCAGGTGAACGGCTTCACCAAGCATCAGATGCCGCATCACAAAGAAGTCGCCAGCAGCTTTCCGCCTATCCCTGGAACCCCAGCCATCACTCGGCATGCCTATGACGTGCCGAAGGAACTGCGTGAAGCAGTATTTTGCCGCGACGGGAATCGTTGCCTGAAGTGCGGTTGCGAAGACGCGCTGACCATTGATCATATAGTTCCGCTCTCGAAAGGAGGAGATAACGCTGAGGACAATCTTCAAACCCTCTGCCACCGCTGCAATTCAGCCAAGGGCGATGCTTCAAAGAGTTATCGCAGCGGTCTCGTTGTTAAAGAGTCAGGCCGTTCTAACTACAAGGAAGGCTCAACTTTGGGCCAACGTAAGGCCAACGATGATGACTCTTTCCCGTCTGATTCTCTGATTCCGGATTCTCTGATTCCAGAGGAAGAGCATGTCGACGCTCCCGCCTCGACCCCAGTCGACCCAAAGCAAGCAGCAGAGCAAGAGCCGGACTCCGGCCAGACCGCCCAGCTGTTCCAGCTTGATCGCATCCCCTACGAGAAAATTCGCGACCTGTACAACCAGATCCTTGGTGGGAAGCTCAAGCGCTGCATGGGCATCACCGAGACGCACCGCAAGCACATCCGCGCTGCGTACAACCTGAAGCTCGACGGAGGATTCCCGGTCCGCGATGGCGGCCTGTCGTTTTGGGAAGGGCTGTTCAACGACGTTCTGGATTGCCCCTTCATGCTGGGCAACAACAACCGCGGGTGGCGCGCTGATTTCGAGTTCCTGACCACTGCCAGCAAGATCCAGCGCTTCATGGAGGGCAAGTACGATGCTGCATGATCGTCCCTTGATCGCCATGGAAGCGGAGCACGGCGTTCTCGGTGCCCTGATGAAGCGCCCCGATCTCTGCGAAATCGTCGGTGCCTTCCTGTCGCCGGCCGACTTCAGCGAAGCTGACAACGCCCTGCTGTACACGATGATCCTCGGCTGCCATTCGAAGAAAGTCGTCCCGGATCCGCTGTCCCTGGCTGAAGTTCGTGCAGAGCTGCCCAGCGGTGAGTACACGATGGTCTATGCCACCGAGATCTGGCAGAACATCGCCAGCGCCGCCAACGCCGAGAGCTATGCACGCGTCGTGGTCGAGCGCTCCAGGGCTCGGAGCCTCTATGCCGCCGGCGAGCGTCTGATGGAAATCGCCATGCAGCGCGGCAAGATTCCGGAGCAGATCGCCGAGGCACAGAGCATCGTTCTTGATCTCAACGCCCAGGACGAAACGCCTGACGTTGTGACACTGCGCGAGGCCATGCTGCCCGTCTTCGACGAGATGGAAACCCGCTGGAGAGGGACTCAGTCGGTTGGTCTGAAGTTCAACCTGCCCGACCTGGATGCGGTTGTTAAAGGACTACGCCCGGGGAACCTGGTGATCATCGCCGGTCGTCCCGGAACCGGTAAGACCGTTCTCGGTGTTGGCCTGGCCGATGAGATTGCCGTTCGTAACCAGGGAGCCGCGCTGATCTTCTCGCTGGAGATGCCACAGGCCGAATTGGCGAAACGCTCGCTTGCTGCGCTCTCGGGTGTCTCTCAGGCGGCTATCGATTCCGGTAAGGCTCTCGAGTGCGAAGACTCCATCACCCGTATGACGGCTGCCGTGAATCAGGTCGCCAATGGAGACGTCCGCATTTGCGACAAGGGCGCGCTGACATTCAGCCGCATTTGCTCCATTGCACGCTTCCAGCACCGCGCCAAGCCGCTCAGCCTGATCGTCATCGACTACCTGGGCCTGATTGCTCCTGAGCCGAACAGCCGGCACCAGAACCGCAACCAGGAGCTCGGAGCGATCAGTCGTGGACTGAAGGCTCTCGCCAAGGAACTTGGAATCCCGGTCGTGGCGCTGGCCCAGCTCAACCGCAGCATCGAAACGCGGGCCGATGCCAAGCCGAAGATGAGTGACCTGCGCGACTCCGGCGAGATTGAGCAGGACGCTGATGTAATCATCATGGCGCACCGCGACATGAACTCTCCGCAAGGCCAGAACGGAATCACCGAACTCGACGTTGTGAAGTGCCGCCACGCGAAACCAGGTTTCTGCCTGCTGCAGTTCCAGGGCGAATTCGCCCGGTTCGTCAGCTGCGCTCAGGCACGAGAAGAACAGCAGGAGCAGCAGGTACGTCCGCAACGGAAGTCCGCCCGCTCCATGGTCGCCGACTTCAAGCCGCGAGGTGCCCAGCAATGAAACGCTCCTGGAATGTCCTTATCCCCGGCCGCGCGCCCTTCGTGATGATCCTGATGGAAGACTGCGACCCGCTGGAAGTGGTGCGGAGTATCTGGCCGGAGGCGACTGTGCAATGAACAAGCGAGAACTGCAGATGCTGGAGAACGTGTTCTGGGCTGAAGTTCAAGACCGTCTCCCGTTCCAGACCAAGTCCAAGGTTGCCCACGACCTGGCTGAGCGCGGATATCTCCAGCACGGAACCCGCATGTTCGGTCGCGTGGAGGTCAGCGGCTACTACCTGACTCACGCCGGCCGGATCACCTATTGTGCGTCATGCCGTGACGTTGAGGAGGTGGACAATGGCTAACCCCCGCTTCCCCATCCGCAACGAAACCGACCGCCAGCGCGCCATCGCGATCCTGCAGCGCGTCGACCTGGCTGAAAGCAAGACCTGGAGCCTCTACGACGAGGCCCGCAGTGACGCTCAGAACAGGCGCATGTGGGCCATGTTGCGCGACATCAGCCAACAAGTGGAGTGGTACGGCCGAAAGCTGGACGACGAGAGCTGGAAGCACATCTTCAGCGCCGCGGTTCAGCAGCAGGATGCCGTCCCAGGCATCAACGGCGGGTTCGTGGTCCTGGGCGTCTCCACCCGGAAGCAATCCAAGAAGTGGTTCAACGAGATGTTCCTGGTGATGGAAGCCTTCGCCGCCGAGCGTGGCGTGAAGTTCACCACGCGGGATTATTGGGAGGGAGCGGCATGAAGATCGCCAGCAAGAGACTCCGCGACAGTGCTCACGGCCAGGACTGCACCGTGCGCATCCCCGGCGTCTGCAACTTCAACCCGGACACTACCGTCCTCGCGCACCTGCCATGCGGCCAGAAGGGTATCGGCATGAAGGGCTTCGACACCGTGGCTGTCTATGCCTGCAGCGCCTGCCATGACGTACTGGATGGACGCGCGAAGGGAGAGGTCGATTGGTCCGACATGCCGCGCGCCATCGCTGAAACGCATGAGGCCCTCATCAGGGCCGGGATTCTGACCATCAAGGGGGCCGCATGAGCAAAGCCGAGGACGAGCTGATCTTCCAGTGCCGGGCGTTCAACCTGTTCCCGGAGAGGGAACATCGCTTCCATCCCGAGCGGCGCTGGCGTTTCGATCTCGCCTTTCCTGACCTGAAGCTGGCCGTGGAAGTGGAGGGAGGCCTGTACGTTGGTGGTCGCCACAACCGCGGTGCCGGTTTCGAAGCGGACCTGGAGAAGTACGGCGAAGCCCAGAAGCTCGGCTGGACCGTCTACCGCTGCAGCCCGGGGATGGTGAAGAAGGGCGCGGCCATCGCAACGATTCGGGACCTGGTGAAGCTCAAGGCCGCTACTGAAAACTACAGGGGAGAGACGGCATGACCGGCGATGCGCTCCTGTACTCGATACTGATACCGCTTGCCATTGGCTATCTCTGGGGGAGTTGGAAGGCATGAAACTCAACAGCGCGCGAGAGGCTTGGCATTCGGCGTTCTACTCGCAGTCCGATGGGCAGTGGATCGCATTCGAGCAGCAGCACTACCTCGGGTGCATGGTGCAGATGAGCGAGCGGGACCGATCAACGCTTGTGGCCATGCACCAGGCGCTCGCCGGGCCAATCCAGGGCGCTATCGCTACGCTCCCGGTCCGCCTGCAGGCCTTCGGGCACCACATGTACGGCCCCGGCACCGAGGACGACATCCGTGAGGCTGCCGAATCCCTGGTGTTCGATGTGGTGTACGCGCAGATGCTCGCCCGCGGCGAGAAGTTCTACGCCAAGACCATGGCCCGGGCCCAGGCTATCGCCGCTGGTGTGCTCTACCGGTACCGCCGAATGCATCAGGGCGGCCAGAGCGCGATGCCTGATCCACTGCCTAAGCCTGAGGCCTTCCGGAAGTGGATTGAGGACGAGAAGGGCGTGAAGCTGGCCAGCGAGTCGTGGGGGCGCGAGTGGGAGCCGTTCGAGGCGGCCTGCTTCCTGGCGTGTGATGACCTGGACAAGGCAGCGCTGGTGCCGGTCTCGCAGATCCTCGCGGTGATGAAGGAGGCGGCGTGAAAACGAACCGTTATAACGTATTGACAGAAAATCTCGGTTGGTGAACAATCTTTCCCATCCTAGAAATTGTCACCTCAGAGCCCAGCCATCGTGCTGGGCTTTGTTGTTTTCGGAGCCAGGATGCCTCTCGAATACCGGATCAAGCGCTGGTACTACGAGGCGCAACGCCGCGGCATCACGATCGAGCGCATCCTCATCCACCCCAATGACTACGCAGAGGCCCGGAATCGTTTTCCGTTCCTGCCGATCAAGGTCATGGGCGACTGATCCTTTCTGCGCTCCACAGCGCACTCTGCCGGTGGACAAGGCCGGCGTTTTCTTCCTGGAGTCCCCAATGGAACCGACCACGACTGCCGCAGGCGCACTGCTGGCCAAGTACAGCGTGGCGATTGCCAGCTTCTGGGGCTCCATCGCTTCGCTGGCTTTCCTGCGCGGGCTCAGCCGCCGCCAGGCTGCAGTCGCCGTCCTCACTGGCTACCTGTTCTCGCGGTACATGACTGCGCCCTTTGCAGCATGGCTGTCCCCGAAGCTCGGTCTGCAGCTTGACGACACCACCCTCTGCAGCGCCGCTTTCCTGCTCGGCCTCACCGCAATGAACATCATCCCCGCCATCAAGGCGGCTGCGGAGCGCTTCAGCCCTTCGCAAGGAGCCTGAACATGAACAGCTTCCTGATGGTGACTGACGCGGTGCTATGCGGGTTGGTGATCCTTGCTGCGCTGGACCTGCTCCGCGCCGTGCATGTGTTCGAGCACCCGGTTCTCTGCGTCGCCTTCAACCTGGTGGCGCTGGGCGCCTTCGGCATCCTGTTCGAAATTGCCCGAGGGGTTCAGCCAACTTCCGGGTCGGTCCTTTTCCACCTGGGCGTCGTGCTCTACGCATGGGCCCGCCGCCGGCACATCTTCCGGGATGACTGGTCGTGGGATGGGATTGACCGGAGGAAGCACGGATGACTGAGAAGCAGGCGCCTGACTGGGAGCGCATCGAGCAGCTCTACCGTGCCGGCGTGCTTTCGGTTCGTGAGATCGGTGCGGCCTGCGGTGTTTCCCACACGGCCATCAACAAGCGCGCCAAGGCCAACAGTTGGGATCGCGACCTTCAGGCCAAGATCAAAGCCAAGGCCGATGCGCTGGTTTCCAAGGCTGAGGTTTCCAAGCAGGTTTCCACGGAAACAGTGGCAACCGAGCGCGCCATCGTTGATGCCAACGCCAAGGTCATCGCAGACATCCGCATCGCGCACCGGACTGACATCGGTCGGTCGCGGGAGCTGGCGAACAAGCTGCTGGATGAGTTGGAAGATCTCACCGAGGAGCGCGGTACCCTTCGCGAGCTGATTGCTCAGCTGAAAGAAAACGAGGACGTCGACACGGCGATGCTTGAGCTCGCCACCAAGATGTCCTCGCTGCCGACGCGCACCAAGACAATGAAAGAACTGGCCGAGACGCTGAAGCATTTGATCCTGCTCGAGCGCCAGGCCTACGGAATGGACCAGGCGCCAGAAGAGGAAGATAAGGTCCCCTCGGGCCTGGGGCATTTCTATGGAGAACCGTCCAACGCTTAACCCGGCGCTTCGGGAGTTCTGGACGGCGCGGGAAGACAAGGACGGTAACCCGATCCGCAACCGCGTCCTGTACGGCGGCCGGATGTCGTCGAAGTCGTGGGACGCTGCAGGGTTTGCCACCTACCTCGCGAACACCTACAAGCTCCGCTTCCTGTGCGCTCGCCAGTTCCAGAACAAGATCGAAGAGTCGGTCTACTCCCTGCTGAAGGGGCAGATCGAGCGTTTCGGCCTAAACAGCCGGTTCCGCATCCTCGACACGAAGATCCTCAATCGCCGGACCGGCAGCGAGTTTCTGTTCTACGGCCTCTGGCGGCACATCGACGAGATCAAGTCGCTCGAGGGGATCGACGTTCTCTGGATCGAAGAGGCCCACAACCTCACCAAGGAACAATGGGAGGTCCTGGAGCCGACGATCCGAAAGGCCCATTCCCAGGTCTGGATAACCTTCAACCCGAAGCTGGCGACGGACTTCGTCTTCAAGCGATTCGTGGTGAACCCGCCGCCCGGGACCATCGTTCGGAAGATCAACTTCGACGAGAACGGCTTCCTCAGTGACACCGCCCTGGCGATCATCGAGGCCGCGCGGCTGGATGATGAGGATGACTTCGGGCACATCTATCTTGGCATCCCCAGGGATGATGACGATTCGACGATCATCAAGCGCTCTTGGCTCCTTGCCGCGCTCGATGCGCACAAGGCGCTCGGCATCACCCCATCAGGATCGAAGCGACTCGGCTTCGACGTGGCCGACAGCGGTTCGGATGAATGCGCCCTGATCTTCGCGCATGGATCGCTGGCTACCTGGTCGGACAAGTGGAAAGCCAGAGAAGACGAGCTTCTCAAGTCAGCCACTCGGGTTTGGGATGAGGCCAGGAAGCGCGATGCGCTGGTTACCTACGACTCCATCGGCGTAGGTGCTGGGTGTGGGGCCAAGTTCAACGAACTCAACGCCGCGCGCAAGGATGGGGCCTCGGTGCTCCATTCGAAGTTCAACGCCGGTGGGGCGGTCTGGAAGCCCGAGGCGATCTATTCGCACGGCACCAAGAACAAGGACATGTTCGCCAACATCAAGGCCCAAGCCTGGTGGTTGGTGGCTGACCGCCTGAAGAACACCTTCAACGCCGTGAAGAACGGCCACCAGTTCGATGCGGACGAGATGATCTTCATCGACAGTGCCATGCCGAATCTCGACCAGCTGATCGACGAATTGGCCACGCCAAAGCGCGACTACGACAACCTTGGTCGCGTGAAGGTTGAGAGCAAGAAGGACTTGGCCAATCCCAAGCGAGAGGGAGGGCCTATCCCGTCCCCCAACCTGGCGGACGCCTTCATCATGGCATTCGCGCCCGGCCAGCAGCCGATGCGCATCAACCCGGACCTATTGAAACGAGCATGAGCATCTTCGACTTCTTCAAGCGCCGCGCTGAGCCTATCGCCACGCCGGCGGAGAGGGAGCGGATGCGGATCAGTTCGATGGTCCTGGCCAAGGCCATGGAAACCACCAACCCGTCACTCAAGCGCATCGACCTGGTTCCGTATGAGCCGCCGGCTGGTGTAGTACCGGCTGCGAAGCTGAAGGCCGTCATGGCGATGGACTCAACGCCCTACGACTACCTGAACCTCACCGGCTTCAGTGGAGGCTTCCCGGGATATCCCTACCTCGCCGATCTCTCCCAGCGTGCCGAGTACCGCAAGATGGTCTCGCGCCTGGCTGAGGAAATGACCCGGAAGTGGATCGAGATCAAGACCGTAGGCGACGACGACAAGTCGGAAAAGGTCGCACAGCTCAACGACGCCCTGAAGCGCTACAAGGTTCGTGAGTTGTTCCGGCAAGCAGCCGAGGACGACGGCTACTTCGGCCGCGGGCAGATCTACATCGAGGTGAAGGCGCCGCGCGGCACTATCGCTTCGGATGATCCGGCTGAGCTTGCATCGCCGTTGTTCCTGGCCAAGGAGAAGATCGCCAAGGGCTCTCTGGTCGCTCTGCGCAAAGTTGAGGCCGTCTGGACCTACCCGGGCGTCTATCAGAGTACCAACCCCCTGAAGGACGATTACTACAAGCCTCAGGAATGGTTCGTCATGGGCCAATCCGTCCACCACTCTCGCATGCTGATGTTCGTCAGCCGTGAGGTGCCGGACATGCTGAAGGCGGCCTACAACTTCGGTGGCCTCTCGCTGAGCCAGATCGCCGAGCCCTATGTGAATAACTGGCTGCGCACGCGTAACAGCGTGGGCGACCTGGTACACAGCTTCAGCCTGACAATCTTGGCAACAGACATGCAGGCAGCCTTGTCTGGAGCAGACACGAACACGATTTTCGACCGCGCAGACCTATTCAACCGAGTCCGCGACAACCGCGGAATGATGCTGGTCAACAAGGACACCGAAGAAATCGACCAGATCAACACCCCGCTGTCGGGCGTTCACGAACTCCAGGCTCAGGCTCAAGAGCAGATGGCCTCGGTGTCGAGCATCCCGTTGGTGGTGCTGCTTGGTATTACTCCGAGTGGCCTTAACGCCTCCAGCGATGGCGAAATCCGCGTCTTCTACGACTACGTGAAGGGGCAGCAGGAGTCGATCTACCAAGACAACCTGAAGAAGGTCCTGGACATTCTTCAGCTTTCCGAGTTTGGGGAAATCGATCCGGACATCACCTTCGAGTTCGTCCCGCTGTACGAGATGAGCAAGAAGGAGTTGGCTGAAATCCGCAAGGCTGATGCCGACACTGATGCCGTCTACATCGACCACGGCGTACTTGGCCCCGAGGACGTGCGAGAGCGATTGGCCTCTGACCCGGACAGCCCCTACCACGCCCTGGAGCTGAGCGATGACTTCGACGCGGATGACGAGCCGGACGAAGGCGCCGAGGACGATCCGACAGATTCGACCTAACGCCGGCATCCGCGCCTGGTACCAGAAACAGCTGGATGACGCGATCGACGACATGCAGAACTCGGTCATGTACTGGCTGAAGGCTGGATACCGCGACACGCCATTCGCCCAGGACGCCAACCCGGCGACGGTGATGCGCGATGCGATGCGCCGCCTGACCCAGCGCTGGGAGCGGTACTTCGATGTGATGGCCGAGAAGATGGCCAAGCGCTTCGCAGACAAGTCGCTGAGCGCTTCGGACGTCTCGCTGCGCTCTGCGCTGAGCGACATGGGCTTCACCGTCGAGTTCAAGATGACGGAGCCCATGCGCACGGCCTATCAGGGCGTGATCAACGAGAACGTCAACCTGATCCGCAGCATCCCCGAGCAGTACCTGACCCAGGTCGAGACGATGGTGATGCAGTCGGTGCAGCGCGGGCGTGACCTGGCGACCCTGACGCAAGACCTGCAGTCACGCTACGGCGTCACGAAGCGTCGCGCTGCGCTCATTGCCAGGGACCAGAACAACAAGGCCACGTCAGTGATGACCTCGGCCCGCCAGCAGGCCCTGGGGATCACCTACGGCATCTGGCGCCACTCGCACGCCGGCGCCGAGCCGCGCAAGTCGCACGTCGCCGCCGACGGCAAGCAGTTCGAGCTCGCCAAGGGCATGTACATCGATGGCGAATGGATCATGCCCGGCGAGGCGATCAATTGCCGCTGCACCTGGTCGCCGGTGATTCCTGGATTCGATTAAACTGTTTTTGGGCGAATGTGGAGGCTGATCCACCCGCTTGTGGAGTTAGGGGAATGCCTAGTCCCCCTTGTGCCGGAGATCAGCACCGGCCGCCCAAACCCAAACCCGCTTCGGCGGGTTTTTTATTGCCCGGAGAAAAGTGATGCCCCTCAAGAAAGGCAGTTCCGAGGCTGACATCTCGGCCAACATCGCGGAGCTGATCCGGGCAGGCCATCCGCGTGAGCAGGCTGCAGCCATCGCTTATCGCGTGGCTGGTGTTGATGAAGACAGCCCGATGCGCCCGGCCTATGCCGCCGACATGAGCGACGAGGACTGGAGCAATCTGGTCGATCTCTTCGCCAAGTGGGTGGGCGAGGAGCGCAAAGAGCCAGAACACGCCCAGGACCTGCTG